TATAATCCGCAAAACCAAAAATTCAAGTTTTAAAAACGAAAAATCAAAAAAAGAGGTGGATGTAACTATTACTACGAGCGATAAGGATATCGTTTAAGTATCATATAAACGATATTTTTCAGTAATTACAAACGATCCATTCTTCTTGTTTCCTCCTGGAGGTTCGGCTGGCAGAAATGGTTCGTTCGATGCGATGAACGGTCCATCTGTATAGAGTTGCATAGTCTTGCAAATGATCGTTTGGGAACATGGTTAACATGAACTTTCCTTTCAAACTGGATATCATATCCAGTAATTCAATGAACATTTGTTCATTGAATATCCCATTATAATGGGCGCAGTTGGTGTTGATGTAAGGAGGATCGATAAAATGGAATGTCTCAGGGCGATCATACCGCTTGATGACAGATATGGCATCTTGGCATTCGATAGTTACATGTTCTAAACGGTTACAAAGTTCTTCTGTGAATGTGTCTTTGGCATTCCTTAGACGTTTTGGCATTCCGCCTTTCAGGTCAAAACCGAATGTTCCATTGATTTTACTGGCAAACGATGTTTTTGTCAGAAACCAGAAGGCACAGGCTCGTTCAGCCGGTTTGAATAAGGCTGGATTATGATAGATGTATGTCGCATGATCATGTTGATATCGGCTATGTAATGTCTTGTCGATTTCTGCTTTTAATTCCGGATAATAACATTTTGCCATCCAGTAAAAGTTGATGATCTCTGCATTGATGTCGTTTATTACTTCACATGGAACCGGTTCTTTTGCAAACAGGACGGACGCGCCACCACAAAAGGCTTCCGTATAGACAGAGTGGTCCGGAATCAGAGGTAAAATATGTTTCAACATCGTCTGTTTACCTCCGTAGTAAGTTATCGGTGTCTTCATTTCCACAAATATTTATCGTTATACATTCAAATCAAATTTTACGTTTTCTTTTCCAGAAAGAAGCAGTTCGGTGTTTCTCAGATTATTTTCATAGATATGTACATTCCCTAAGTTCAAGGTGATAGACTTTAACGGTAGATCGATTTGCCTGGCCATCAGATACAGATGGTATATGTCTGCCGGCAAGCCCAAGTTGGCATCGGAACTACGTTGGTAAGCTGATACTACCAACCGGCCATCATCTATCTGAAATTGCACCAAACTAAGGCATGGAGATTGATTACTTTCCATGCCGGTCTCTCCAAGAAAAAGGACATAGTTTTTACTGTTACGCTTTTCCCTGTTTATTTTAGAAATCAAGGGTGGCAGTTTCTCGAAATAGGTCGGATAACTATTCACTAAGATAGAACCACAATAATCCCACCAACTTATGCCTAATTCCCGATATTTCTCCACAGACCTTTCCCCTTGCATGAATAGTTGTAATTCATTTTTCAGTTTTTTACGGGCAATGTTATGACCCTCGAAAATATCCAATAGGTCTACCGGAGTTAAAGAGAGCTGTTCATTTAATAAGTATTTGATCTTGCCTTTCTTGTTGTTTTGTATTTTGCCTTCAGACAGAATTTTGCCTAAAAGACTATAGTATTTGTTTGTCATAATCTTAAATTTGATGTACATTTGTATTGTCTCACCTACATACGAAAAACGAGCTATCGCGACTGAAGGATTTTGCCCCCGGTCGTGCGGTAGCTCGCATTTTCGTTAATATGTAGGTGAGATGACTATTAACGGGCCGGGGGCTTTTTTACTCCCGGCAAATGATGACAGCAAAAAGTCTACTTTTTCAGTTTATAAACCATCTGACCAACAATAATTAAAGTCATAATAACTACAATTACAATAATATACTCGCAAAAGTCAACCTTAAACTGCTGCCATCGGGTTAATTTTTTCTCTACTTCCACTATTTTAGGTACTTCTCTGGTACGAGTTATCGTCATGTATTGAGGTATTCTTACCAATAAAAAAGCATTTGGCCAAATACCCAACGAATGACGAAGATTTCCGTCACTATATGTAGCCCAACTATATCCATAGGGATTCGACAAAAAAGATATTGTGTCTTGAATTGAAATGGAGTCTTTATATGGTACTAACGTCTCCTTGATTATTGTATCATGAATTGAAATGGATTCCTCTGTTTTTATCTCAACCGGTACATATCGAACTTGTGTACGGCAGGATGTGGGTAGCGAAAACAGAACTACCACCAATATCCCGATCAAACCACCTATCAATTCGTCTTTCGTATCCTTGTCCATCATAACAAATTCCACCCCTCAATAACATCCGCCATATCCGCCTCTCTTCCGTTCTCTACCTTGCTCATGGCAGCCGCTATGGCAGTCATAGTTCCTTTGTCAAATTCTATCTCCCGGCCTGTGGGGATGCCAGTCTTGGAACAAACAGCCCTGACATAGGCAGCCGTGTTGTTCTTGTCTTGTGGCGGCGCCCATCTGCCAATCATCTTTTCAATTGTATTGAGCGAATATTTGTGGTAATAGTTGTAGAGAATACGGAATGCGGCACGGTAGCCGTAAGCCATCGATTCAAATTGTTTGAATTCACTATCCGTACTTTTCTTTTCACCTTGAAACACATCCGTGCTTTTGCGAATATTCAGCGGGTTATTGTTTGCCAGCCCGCGTGGCAATCCTTTACTTTTCATTTTATTTCATTCGATTAATATCCGTTTTGCGGCTCACGGTCGCCGCATTTCTTTCTCTCGCACCGTTTCATAGCCAGTTCCAGCTTTACATCCGAATAGCTCTCTTTCAACGCAAAAAGCTCATCTTGCACCTGCCTGAGTCGTCCGGTTTGTTCTACAAACCGTTCTTCCTTGTCTGAGAGCTGTTTTTGCAAGAATTCATTGTATTCGCGTAAGGCCTTAAACTCTTCCGCATCCGCACGGGCATCTTCTATCCGTGCGTCAGTCTTACGATTTCGCCAAGCGGTCACACCCCATTTGATCGCTTCAACTCCACCCATAGCTCCTATTACACTCCCGATGACAGTCAGGATATCTGCCAATTCCACATTCATTAGATAAATCTCCCTATTTTTTTGTACATTTGCTATGTTGTTATTTCGCTTTATGACAAATTGTGTATCCGCCTCTCCTCTGTGATAGATAGGAGGCGAATTTTTATATCCAAGTCTTTTAATCAAGGTGAATAACTTCATCTTTCGCCTTGAATAAAGCCCCGATAGCCTTAACAACGTCGTAAAAACCGCAACCGGACAGACCGACGGCTACACCGTATATCAATACCTGCCACCACACATAACCGTCAAGCAGTGGTGTCAATTGTAATGCCCATGATACCATGCAAACGATCACGCCGACGGCAACCGATACACCGATCTTTGCCAACTTGTGCAACGAGATAGCCGGGATACGCTTTGCTATCTGTGTGACCAAAGAGGACGTGAGAGCGACAATACCGGTAAACGTGCCTAAGTCGATTACAAAAGAGGTCGTAGGATCGGTTACGATACCCTGTGCGTAAATGTTACCTGTCACCAATGTGATCATGCACATAATGTAAAATAAAATCTTTTTCATATTAAATAACGGTTGACCTGTACGCCGTAAGGTTTTTTATTCGTATATTAGAAGTGCATTAATACCGTCCTGATATATTATTTTTTGAAACCACCTTCTTGTCGTGATAGCCTTGAAGGTGGTTTTATTTTGTTTCCGATCGGGAAAAGGCCCGTTCTTTCCTTACGCAGGAGGTGTATAGTTTGTCAACGTCTGCTTTTTAATACGCATTCGGATAATGATTATTCCCTGATGGCCGGCTTTTCCTTTTCTTGACGTGTAGCCATTGCTTGCAGTTGTGCCCGCCGGGCCACCTCCAGCTCCATAGAAAGAACCTGCTGTAGCCTTATAAAAGCTATCCGTTGAGCCATAATCGCCTCCATTCCCTCCTCCGGTTATGCCTCCATCTTCGCATATTAAAGTCCCGCTGTTACTAACAAAAACCTTGCCGCCACTTGCTCCAAACAGGTCTTCGTCTTTTATATCGTCAGATATACCACCAAAAGGACACGCTATTCCGTTAGTCACAGTAAAACCAGTAGCTTTTTTGCCGCCAGCCCCTCCTGCGGCAGCGTATGTCGAAAATGTAGTTTCTCCTCCAGGATTGCCAGTTGTTGAGCCTGATGTCGGTTCTGCGCCTCCAGCCCCGATTTTTATGCTTATAGTTGCCCCTGGAGATACTTCTATATTTTCTTTATAAGGGGTCTTACCGCCGCTTCCGCCAGCCGCTGCGCCTGTTCCATACTTTAAACCGGTAAGGCTAATGCCTCCACCACCGCCACCGACCAGGAATACGTCTAATAACTCGATGCCGCTCGGCACAGTCCACTGTGTCTGCGCCGTATCGGTTAATACCTCGAATTTATCCGTTGTCGGCAAATCCGATTCTTTGCATCTAACAACCACCCTTACAATGACAATACCCTGATAGCCATCTCCTGCATGGTGCACAGTTGCGCTGAAATAATTCCTGTAAACCTCACCACCACCGCCACCGGCTCCATAGAATGACCCGGCTTCTGCGTTTGTGCTCGTGTTTGCCCCTTTTCCTCCTCCCGTCGTACCTCCTGCTAAAGCAGTAGCCGTCGTAGAGCCGTCCGCACCGCTTGCGCCGAACAGTGAACCGCTTGCGATTCCGTCCACGTTTTCAATCGGGCATGCCGTCCCATCCGTACCTACTGTAGAAGACGTCACAGCGGTGGAGGAACCTCCATTTCCGCCAGCAGCAGTATAACTTCCAAACGAGGATGCACCGCCATTTGTACCCGCGGCACTTTCTACCGTAGCGCCTACGCCTGCGGCACCCACTGTCACGGCAAACACTTGCCCATCTGTAAAAGGTATATTGGATTGATAAAGAGCTACACCTCCAAGTCCTTTTGCACCGGCTTTATAAGAATTTCTCACGCCTGTAGGCACGGCACCGCCACCGCCGCCTCCAACAATGAAGGCCTCCAGTTCTACAGAACCTGTGGGAACTATAAAATTGCCATCCTCTTTAAACGTCGTGATATCTTCGTAATACACGTATTTGTTGCTACTGCCCAGCAACATCCTTCTTCTTGTAATCATATCAACTTGGTCTTGTGAACGGTTCTGAATATCTGGCTATATACATCTTGGTCTGATAAGCTTGAGTGAACATTATGCTCAGTTCCACAATACTATTTGCAGGTATTGTTATAGGATTATCACCGACAACAGAAAATTTACCTTCAAGCGCACTATCCGCCGCAATGGTAACATTGGCGGCACTACTTGCGAGTGTAGATAACATTACCGTCGTGACACATCCGAGTTCTGGAGCAAAAGTGTCCGGTTTTACGGTAAGTGTTTTGTCACCGCTTAAACCATACAGCTCCTGTATACCGCCTCCTGCATTAATATCGAGTTGGAAGGGATATTGATAGCCATAACGGATGCCATAATTGGTAACAGATTTATCCGAATTAATTACAGTACGCAAATCGATGACATGAAATGCCTCTTTTGCCCATTGAGAAAAGAAAGTGGCAAGATTGGAAGTCCTATGCAGCACTTTTAACTCTGTCAGCGTCTTGGCCTCTGTATTCTTGATGTAGACCTTCTTACCGGCATCTACTGCCGCCAACAAATCATCGATGGGTCCTAAAAATGTTTCAGCTGCTGCTTGTGCTATCGTGTTTGCCCCAGCATTAAACAGCCTCTTGGCCGCAGAGGCTATAGTAACCACGTAATCATCAGAACCTGCGCCTGTTGTTATTTCGGCCCATGTTCCATTTTTACGCCCATATGATTTACCATCTGAAGGAGCTTCAGCAACATAATTGCCTTTAGGCTGATATGTATTTGAAGCATCGGCCTGAGTTAGATAAGCACTCAAATCAACAGTTTCGCTCAGCTTATCCCAGGCAATAGGATTTGTAGATGTAGCCACGTAATTAGCTCCTGTATCTTCTATATTGTAGACGTCTCCGATAGCGACATTGCTTGTGGGCAAAGAGCTATAACTGGCAACAGACCCTTTTACGCGATATACAGAAGCAACCGCGTTATTTATCTTTTGGTCTACCGTGCTTTCTGAGAGGATTGCAGGCTTATCACTCAAATCATTATAACTGCCGGAAGTGGCCACAGGGGATAAATTTGCCAACTTGTCCTTTTCGGCCGTTGTGTAATCATTGGTAGATAGACCTTTATCGGCCATTTTATCTACTTTGCCATCCAAGGCCGTATTTACCGAGCTTGTAGTAGCATAGCCTTTTTCTGAAAGGTCTGATTCGGTAATGAAATTGTCATCATTTTCCAAATCACTTATTTTAGTAGGAATCACCGGGGCGACATACTCCACAAATGATCCAGCCGTACTTCCATTTGAATCCGGAACAAATAGATATTTTTTAGTCGTAACAAGCCCAGAACCGGAAACAGATACATTTCCAGAACCTTCGCCGGGTAAACCCTGTTCGCCACGCGGAATAGTGATATTCAGCTTGTATTTCGGGTTACCAGATAGGTCTGTTCCGTTCGCTGTAATAGTAGCAGATGCATCCGTTCCCGCGTCACCGGTTGTGACTGTTCCTATTTCAAGTACCGGGGTTTTGCCATCGAGACCGTCAGCACCATCCGTGCCGTCCTCGCCAGGATTTCCTTCTGGCAATACCAAGTCGATTTTGTACTTTGGATTGCCCTCTGCGTCTGTTCCATTTGCCATGACTGCAGCAGAGGCGTTTGTGCCCTTTTCAACCGTCCCTATTTCAAGTACCGGGGTTTTACCATCGAGACCGTCAGCGCCTGTATTGCCTTTTGGCAAAGACAACGAAATAGTATATATCGGCGTCCCATCCGTATCGTTTTGTTTAAAGGCAATTTGAGCTGCGGCAGACTGCCCCGGTTCAAGTGTGGTAACTGTTCCGGTTTCAAATTTAGGTGTCTTGCCATCATCACCGGCATCTCCATTATTGCCGGCATCGCCTTTTGGCAATACCAAATCAAGTTTATACTTCGTATTACCAGACGTATCTGTCCCATTTGGTGTAATAGCAGCGGAAGCTTCCGTCCCTTTTTCTACGGTTCCAATTTCAAGTACCGGTGCGTCACCATCTGCTCCTCGGGGAATGGTCAAATTAAGCTTGTAACGTGGTTGCCCGGATTCAGTCGCGCCATTGCTTATAAGCTCAGATGATGCCTGTGTGCCTGGATTCCCCGTAGTCGTTGTACCACCTTCAAACACAGGTGTTTCTCCTGCGGCTTTAACCCCTGTGCTAACGCCGTTTACAACCCAATAGCCACTATCGTTAATGCTCGGAGCAGCATCGTTGGCCACCTGCTTTTTTAGATCGCCCACCTTTATGGACGCATCCGTACCGTTAAGGCTCGTTTTTGTGCCCAACAGGTAATCGTCATCCGATAACGACGCATATTTTGTAAAGTCTTTTATGTCTTTCGTGCCTGCCATATTGTTTGCTATTATATTATCCTAATGAAACTTTAACGTTGTTGCCATCCCTCCAAAGCATACCCTTGACTTTCGGGTCAATAGTCGGCATTGCTCCAAGAGTCGCCGTTCCTGCATTCAGAGAAGTTGCTGTGCCGTCAGCCCCTACAAGATATAAGCCTCCACTATGCAAGCTTATAGTTCTTATCAAGCTTCCATTTGTACTATAGAGATACATTTTCATTGCAGGTGCTGATTGCTGTCCGGATACATTCTCAAAAGAGAGTGATAAAACCTCTTTGCCTGAAGTATTAATCATGGTAAGTGATTGAGATTCCGGGTCGATCATTATCCGATTCCCTGAAAATGCACTAACAATTGTTCCTCCAAAAGTGCCTTTGCTAAAAAAGACAGATCCGTCATCATAAAGCCGCGTCGGTGCCGTATCTCGGTTTGCGTAACTCGCTCCAAGTGCAATACGAGGATGGTCGTCCGCATTACCATCGATGATACAATTCCTGTTCTGGCTCTCTATCCTCAAATCAGAGAACCACCAGCCGGCAATGTTAGCTTCCTCAATCAGTGCAAGCCCCGTCGCTATGGATTCAAACTCACCTTGGAATGTTTCCCAGTAATCGGAGGACGTGCGCGGGTATTCATTTGAAAAAGTCCCTGCCGTTGTTTTGGTAATCCAAAATGTTTTATTCCCGTTTGCATCTTCAGTATATACAGCTTCCACGTGGTCATCTGTTCCTGTATACTGCTTGGAAGAGCTGTACTTCCTTCTGAATGTCATAAACGGGCCATTTGGACCTTGTGCCCCGGTATCACCGGTTATGCGGATAGGTGTAGACCAACTACTATATACTGTGCCATTTCCATTCAATATGATTTTACTCATCCATAGCAATAGATTACTACTTCCTGTTGGGGGATCGAGAGCCCAACCGGAAGGCGGTATGCTTTCACTTGTAGGAGTAGACGGCTGGCTGCTTGCCCGTCTGTAGACTTGGTATGTAGTTTTACCGTCTTCACCGTCAAGGCTATATTTAGCCCACAACGACGGGGTACTCCAGCCTTGCCATACGTTATTTTTCTTTTCGCGTTTACACATCCATTCGTACAGGTATGTCGCATCCGGCCCTGTAGGATTAGCGGTCCATCCCCCATCAGGAATGTAACCGCCAGTTTGAGGAGATGGGGGTATTTCCGGGGTATTGCTTGTACGTGTACGTCCATAGATATATTCTATATCAGTGCCGTCCTTTCCCCATTTGGACCATAGAAAGACTGCAGAAAAAGCCCCCCATACGCCATCTTTCTTTTCGCGCTTGCAACTCCACTCAAATGGATTGTTGGGGTCCGGTCCTACAGGGTCGTCCGTCCAGCCATCAGGCACATAGTCATCTACATTTTCCGATGTTGCAGGCTTACTCGGCTTGCCGGTTTCGGTTGCGCTCCTCTTGAATATCCACTCAACATCTGTTCCATCTACGCCATCTGTGACGCGAACAATCGTGAAGACTTGCTCATACGTAGCCATACCTTCACAATTTACCTCCAGCCGTACTTCTGCTTTGTCGGCTGTAACGTTATGCACAACCACCAAACCGTCCGTAACAGTAAACGTACATCCTATTCCTGTAGCCGTAACAAGGTACTTGCCTGCGCCCAGTACCGTACTGTAGCGTAACGGCTCAGTCCCTTTTGTCGCCTGTATCCGGGTTGTGATCCTGAAATCCCTGGTGACAACTTGGGTCCCGCCGGTCACGACATGGTTGCTACCGGTCACCACGTCGACTTCATCCGACAATCCGTCTTTCGTGTTATATACCGCACTGTACGTCGACAGGGTGACAGAATAGGCATCCATCCCTTTCAACCCGTTACCCAATCCCGGGACATTCCATACATTGCCGCCGAAATAGACGTTATTGAGGAACACGGAACCACCGGCAAGAGATTCTCCGTTTATCACCAAATTGGACAGATCGCCGTCTTGATAAGTGATATTCTTCGACGGGTTTATCTCCCAAGTGTCAACATTTATCAAGTACCGCTTGTATTTCCTTGTGCTGTATGCGGAAGCCTGTCGGTTTTTATCGGTTGCATTGCCATACACAGCAAATTTCATAGACGCTGCAGGATGGGTAGAAGTTCCGGGCTTCAACTCATACTTAAAATGCGCATTGTCTATTATCTCGATGGGCGTAAAATAAGAAGTGGAGAATCCGGCGACTGTATCAAATCCGGCACTGTCTGTTCCTGAAGAAGTCTCATTGCCGGTTAGATTATGAAATATGCCACGGCAGAAATCATTAATATGTAGACCTGATAATTCGCCTTCTTCAAGTTTTAAGGTCACTATCTGGTTTTCAGTATCTACAGATTCAATAAGTCCAAAAGCAATAGAGTTCCATAACTCTCCGGAAACGACATCGATACGATTGAAACGCAGTTCCGGTACTTCGAGAAATTCACGCAGAGTCAAACTGTTCCCTTCGATATTGCCGTCTTTGTCGAATTTACCACCGGAACCGAGAGGGCCTCCTGCATAATCTCCAAATGTCGCTCCGCCGTTTAAGCCTAATAGATAATCGGTGGAATCGGGTTTGTCCTTACGGAGATACTTGCCATCGAAGATCAACGACATGTCGCCACTTTCGACTCCTATGACATGGCCGAACTTATCAACCAGGACATTTCTCACAACAAACGTGCCTTCATTCGCCGTGCTTTCCCCCTCTGACGTGTTTCCGTGCGAGATGGTATAGATTAAATTACCAACTGACTGTTTGTCGATGGATATGCCTTCCCCTTCCATAATGTCAAAGTCAGCTTCGACAACGGCAGACCCTCCACCGATTACAGAACCTCCCGAAGAACTTTCACTGCCGGAAATCCCTAAGTTTGCCGATCTCCTTTTATTGCGGGGATTGGCGGGAAATTTATTCAATATGACATTATACTGTTTCATTGCCAAACTCTACTCCTTCATAATTATCTGCATCGAACCGGGCAATCAACAAGTCACAGGCATCATCGCAAAGATGTTGTGTTTCACTCAGCATTATATACTTGCCCGGTTCATTATTATCGGTATAGGTACAAAAGGCGGGGGACAATACCGCCGTTCCCGATAGTGTGTTGTGCCTGGATGCATAATTGCTGTAAACCGTCCCGATAAGCAACCGTTCAAGATGGTCGGTTACTCCGGCCCGATAAAGTTCGGATATGACGGACTTGTCCGAAGTCTTGTATATCTGTCCTTTTGCCGAGGGCGAAGGATTGTCCAACGTTCCCAATACAGTTTCTATTTTCAGTTCCTCTTTGGCATCCTTGTTGATCCATGCCCAATGTTCCATGTCCTTGGATTGTATGCTTTTCCCATATTTGTTTACCAGGGTGATTGCAGGGTCCCGGTATAAAACCCACCGGCATTCATCATAAACAGCCTGTTTGATCTGCCACTGCGTGTCGGATTTATAGTCATAGCAAGGGACGCCCGTTCCTATCTGCAGTTCCAGATAGCCGGAAACAGCGGGCATGTCAATATATTCGGCCATATCCATTTTGTCGAATAAAACCGGAAGGTCGCCACGATAGTAACCGATGATCTGCTTGTTCACCTGCCAACCTCCCAATCCGGTCTCGTTTTCCCTGTTCCCCTGATACCAGCACATCCACGCATCTCCCCAAGTGCCCTCTCCCGATACCCATTTGCAATTACTTGCAGTATGCCCATAGCCACGGCTGTCTTTTACGCCTTTATTCTCCCAATGGTACAGGCCGTTCCCTTCGGCATCCCGAAGAGTCAGGATAAATGGCACATAGGCATAATTCGCCCTGTTCTTCAAATTCTCAAAGGCTTTCTTGTAATTCTGATCGGTCGCCTCTTCGTAAGGATTGTAGCGTGGGTCGAAGAGCAGGCTCATCGTAAGTTTCAGTTTATATTCCGTCCTTTTATAGCCGATATTGCCCAAATAGGCTTTTTCTTCTATTTTGAAAAGCATTTGACCGGTGGAAGGAGTCGGCATTTCAAGATGCCGGATATCCCCGTCATAAGCGTTTTTGACCGTAATGGTCCAAGCAATCCCGGCACATGCCTCCCCCGAATAATTCGGATCAATCCGGAAATATTTGGCCAGGTCACTTTTTACAACTCCTTTTCCCGTGTCGGAATAAGCGATCTTGAACCCCAGGGGTGAAGTCATCGCCCCAGTCGATCCCTTTGTACAGTCCACCAGGACGGACATCCCTTCACCGGGCACGCTGTCCGGATCCACTTCTCCCTTGAGCAATTCCATGCTCTCATAAGGGGAGAATGAGACTTTCACGTTATTGTAGACCTTGTCAACGCCGAACACCGAGTCGTCCGAGTCCCAAACTACCGCTTCCGGTTCAAATGACGTGTAAATGTCATTCAAATCATATACGACTATCTTCCCGCCCTTTTGGATAAGACGAAGGCCGAACGGACGGAGCGTTCCATCCAGGACTTCACGCATGCTCATCGCTTCTCCGTCTTCATCATAAAAATTCGAGAGATTCACCGATACGGCATCCAATATGTTTTCCGTCTCGTACCGGGATATTTTCGTGCTTATATGTTCCTCGATTTCCAGATACCTTATGCCGGCCCTTTCCAATGTTTCGTTAATGATTTCCCTGATGGTCATAAACCCGGCCTTATTCCAGTTCAACCTCTCCAGGACAGCCATGTCCGCAAACGTTATTTCCACTCCGTAATCCGTTTTGTACGCGAATGGTTCCTCGTACAATTCGGGGTCAAGCGTACCGGACCAATATAACGCGCCGTCGCGGAGGACATCCATTCGTATGCTGCCGGCCTTGATCGTATACAGGTCTACGAATTGGCGGTCATTGTCCGAGTATAACCGGAGCGTGGCGTTAGCGGACTGGACAGGCTCCAGTTTGTCCGTTTCCGGCCACTCGATTTCAAGGGGCTCTTCGCAAAAAGCAATGCCAAAGACACTGCCCAAATAGCCTTCCTCGTAGATTTCGACTTCATACAGCGTCTGGCCGATGCTGTGAAATCCTCCTTTGTATCTCAATCCCATGCTCATCTTGTCCTCTTTTTTTCGTGTTCGACGCCACGCAAGGCGATATACAAATCCTTCATCTTGATCCTGGTTTCCAGATAAAGGTCTTTTGCGGACAGACTGGGTTCCAACATGGAGCGGAGTTTGTTCAAGGGGGCAACCACCTCCGGGTTGTTCGATGCCCCGGAATATTCCCCAACCAGAGCCAGTGTGGGACCGGAGACGATACCGCCGGCGGCAAATGCCGTGATATTCTGCAAGGCCGCTTTTGCGGCAGCGGTAGCCGCGACCAATGCCCCCCCGGCTATGATTCCCCCGATACCGCTCCATGATATAGCTTTGAGCGCCTCCGATGCCATACCCGCCGCGATCAGGGCCGAACCGAACTGCTGCAACATATCCATGAGGGAAAGGAGGAATGACCGGAGTATCTCAAGCCCGTTCCCGGATGAGACAGCCTCTCCAAACCCTTCCATAAATCCTTGTATGCTGCCCGACAGTATGCCGGACATCTGCCGGGCCGTGATCTGGGCTTCCTTCACAAACACATATCCGCTTTCGCGTATCTTCTTCAATACCTGTTGGTATGACCTTTCATCTATCTTAAGGGGAAATTCTATTGCCGGGACATCCATAGCCTGGATATTCGGGGCCTTGAGCAGGACGGTGGATCCTTTCACCAGATTCCCTTCCGCTCCGGCAATGATCGTTTTATTCATGAGGTTCAGGCGTTCTTCGTAAAGACGGATCTCTTTTTCCAATGCTACCTGTTGCTCCCCGGATGCCTTCAGCTGGGCTTCCTTCAATTCATTGATTTTATTGGTAAGCCCGCCTATTGTCGCTAAATCTTTATTGACAATCTCGTCGTTTCCTGCAAAGTTGAAGGTCAGATCCTCGACTTTGATCCCTTTGGCCAAATCTTCCTGCAATTTTTGGATCTCCCCGTTTTCTTTTTTCAGCCGTGCAATGTCCTTGTCTATCGCATTCACTTTCCCCTGTACGACTGCAACGACACCGGCTTGAAATTCTTGTGCTTCCCCTGTCCGGCTCAAACCGGCAAGCTGTTGTTGTTCCCTGGCCAGCCTTGATACCATTTGTTCGCGTTTCGCATACAATTCGGTCAAAAGGGCTTCATTCCCTATTTCCTTCTTCGCGTATTCCACGATTTTGTCCTGCGCCGCCCTGGCCTTGGCTGAAGCAATGATGGCCTTTGACAGATTTTCGTATTGGGCAGCGGCTTTTCCGGTCAATATCTCTTCATCCGTCAAGTGCCCTAAATATTTCGGATATGTCTTTTTCAATTCGTCCACGGCCTTCTTGCGCTCTGCCATCGGACGGGTGATATCCTGACCGGCCTGATACAACAATCTCAGTAGCGTGATTTCTTCTTGTGCGTCTTGCGTCCCTTTCAACCGGCTTTCGTTCAATTCCTTTTGCCTGTCGATCTGGTTTTGTGTCGTTTTTGATAACCCCAACATTTCACCGGCCACGTTAAAAATCTCCCCGCCGTACATGGACAATATGGTGACGCCGGCCACCAGGGCGGTCTGCCACGATAGCAATGATCCGGCCACCTGTTTCCAAACGGGGATTGCTTTTTCTCCCGAAGCGATCAGCTCCCGGTTTTCCTTGCGTGCCGCCGATATCGAGTCTGCCAGTATAGGCAAGTTATTGGAAATAGCCAGGAAGAAAGTATTCGCGCTGATCGCCAAAGAAGGCAACTCTCTGGCTACCTGTTGGACGGACATATTCAGGGAATTAAACCTCGGTGTGACTCTTTTTGTGGAATTTTCCAATGCTTCAGAGGCCGTAGCTGCCTCTTTCCCCAGACTTTGGTATTGCCTTTTCAGGTTATCGACAACATTGGAGCCATTCCTTATGTTACCCACGGATGAATTGGAAATAGCCGATAACCGACCGGAGATGCCATCTAAGCTACCGGTCACCTGGTCGGCAGATTGTTTGACAACCTGTAACTCCTTGTCGACCGTCTTGACGACACCTGAAGCCTGGTCCCGCATCTGAAGCAGTATGTCATATGTAACGCCTCTATCCGCCATATTCCCTTTTTACACGTTCAAAATCTTCCCGCGTTGCTAATTTTACCTGTTTGCTTTTCTCTTTTTCTTTTTCCCATTCGAACCGGACGATATCCGTAGGGTTCAGTCTCTTTTTTGAAAATGGGACCAACATGCAATGTGCGATGAACCGGGCCTGCTCCCAGCTATTGCGGAAAATGGCCGTTTCATTTTGATTCCATTGCCCGACCGCCTCGCTGAACTCTTCAGGGGTCAGCTGCAGGAAATCCGTCCGGCTCATTCCCATGCGGCCTACAGCCAACCCGAACAGTTCCAGGATGGTTATCCTTTTTTTTTAGATTGTGCCCCTTCCGGTTCATAAGGGGGCATTTGTGCCTGGAAGTTTTCGTTTTGCCATCCGGAAATATCTTCGGGTGACATGTGGTCGGCCATGTCTATCTCGTCCTTAAACGGCTGTTCCACGCCGTCTGCCCTGCAAGAAGAAAGCAGGCAACAGAAGATCAACGTGATGACCAAGGCGATATCCGTCCCCTGCATTTCGGTGACCTCCCGTCCGGTCCTCCGTTTGAATTCCAGCATGGCCCCCATGGTCAACCTGCAGGGATATTCCCTGCTATGAATTGAAATTGAATGTTTACCCATTGTCATGATGCATTTTATTAAGATGCGACTTGCTTGGTCTGTACATCCCCGCTTGACGAGAATTGTGCGCTGTACGTCACATCCTCGCCGGGCTGTGAAGTCTCTTCCAGGGAGTCGATAACGAATTCCCCTTCCTCATAATCGTCACCGGCCTGTTCGTCCGTTTGTGCAAAACCGTATTTTAACAGGACGTTTTTCTTCTCTTTCATGGTTTTCAGCAGCAACTTTTTATCCTTGTCGCCAAAAGCCCGGAGCGCGTCAGCTTTGATCGTCACGGAGACCGAAGTGATCCTTTTTTCCGGGTTTCCTCCGGGAGAGTCCTTCGTCAGCCTTTCTTTCGTTTCTGTATTATACGTGATCGTATGGCTGGTAGCCAAAGCCTGTGCCCGCCATGCGGGAGTCTCGTTCGTCTCCGCCGTGTTGATATACAGCATCAGATTCCTGCCGTCCAACGGTTCCCCATCTTTTCTTGCCATCGTTTTCTTTTTTAATGATTAATAAAAGGATTCCAAAAGCTTCAGGCGCTTTTGTGCCTGAAGCCTTCAACCGGGAAATCAGGCCTTGTCCTCCAACAATGCGATCACGCCCTTCTGGTCGTCACGGATGATATCGGCCCCATAACGGGTGAACGACTCGATGATCGTGCCGCCCAAATAACCCGGGGCTTCCGCATTGATGATCGTCCGCAGCCTTCCTTCCGCACGGCAGACCATCTTGTCGTTCCAAAACAAGGCTCCCGAAAGCAGGTTGTCCTTCACGGGCGCATCCCCCTGCAGAGGGGTTTTACCGCTGTACAATACGCCGCAGTGCCCTTCTTCCGTTGAACGCTGGAAGATGTCGATGCCGAGGATACGTCCGATAACCCCTTCCTTCAGCCGGGATTCGTTCCCTGTCTTGTAATAATCGACGAATTCGGGAATGGCGAGCAGGTCGGTATACATGTCAGCCGTCACCATGCCGTACCAATTGCCTCCGGAAACGCCCATCCGCATCATCAGGTTAAGCACCTTCAAAAGGTCCTCTTTCGTCAATGCCTTTCTTTGCGAGGAGAATCCCATCACGTTTGAAGGCCGTGCGCTCCCCGTCGTTTTCAGGATGTTCGCGTCCGTTTTGGGACACCAGTGTTCCAGCGTATAGGCGGCGACTTTCGTATTGATCTCCGCGGCCTGTTGTTCCTGTTTGGTTTGACGTTTGTTGTAGTTGACCAGCAGTTCGGACTGCGAGTCGATAAGCAAGGGAGTACAATAGATCAATGTCGTATTGTACTTTTTCGTGCTGTCCGTGGATGTTTCAACCGACAGGGGCAAGGAATCCGGCTTGCCCTCTTTCGCTTTGCCGATCTTTGACTGTACAGGCTTTTCCACCTGTTCAGTCTTGTCTGCCACACCGGTTTCCCCAATAGATTTCTTATAGAAACTATTGTCCGGGAAAATGAGCTTTTGCAATTCGCTCGAATAAAGTGTCGTTCTTATTTCTGCCATATTCTAATCGATTTGGACGGCTTCAGCCGTTTGGATAAATTTTTCACCATCATACACGTACTCGACGACTTTTGTCTTGCCGGCAACCCCTGCGATCTCCTTTCCCGCCATGCCTTCCCCGGGAGTAAGGCTTTCCGTGGCGGTCGTCTTCGTCTTTACGACAAGACGGGCGCCGGGTTCCACATCCTTGCCGATGGCAAGGTCGAGGGTACGCGCACCCGTTGCGATGACGCTTGCACCATCTACGATTGTCAGGTTGTTATAAATATCGACAGCCTGATTTCCCGTGGCCGTCAGAGGGACAATGTCCGCTTTGCCGAAAGGCCACTTTACGATTGGGTTCTGTAATTCAGTGTTCATAACTTTTATGCGATTGATGATTCATATTCGTCGAGCAGGCGACTAAAACGTTCCGGGTCGTCCCGTTCCATTTTAAGCAGGGCTTCCGGGTCGTGTTTCTGATACCAATCCCAGTCATGGACATCTTTGCCGTCTTTTTTGTCCTTTTTGCCCGCACGGTCGAGGACTTCACTCAGACGGCGGTTTTCCGCTGTTGCGGAAGGTTTGCGGGTAAGGCTTCCGCCTTCGTCCGGTTCATCGTCCGGTTTCTTGTCCAAGGCTTCGGATATCATTTCCGCGAATAACTCGAAATCCGCAGAAGCCAACCGCTTCATTCGCTCTTCATTCTTGTCCGTCACCACCCCGTTCTTCTTGCCGAGGGCGAGCAGTTGTCCGACAAGGGCGTTTTTCGTTTCATTCGCCGTCTTGTCCTTTTCCGCTATGGCAGCCAATACCTGCTGCTGGCTTGCATCTTCCGAAAGGCCGAGGGCCTTTGCAATTTCCTTCATGTTCGTTCTTTTATTTGATGATTGATATTCGTCCATTATCCGGTTCATCAGCTCCGGGACGGACAGGTTGCTTAATTCTTCCTTGCGGGGAGTGGTGACCACGTCATCGCACAGGCCTGCCGATTGTGCTTCCGATGCGGAAAACCAGGTTTCGTCTTTCATCAGCGATGTTATCGTGTTCTTGTCACAGCCCCTTCGTGTAAGGATGATGCGAAGGGTATCGGCAATGGAGTCCAGCGCCTTCCGGTCCCTTGCCGACAGTTTTTCATCTTTCATGCCGGGAATATGGGGATCATGGATCATAAGCTTTGCATAATCCTGCATGCTCACCCTGTCGGATGATACCGCTATGACGGCGGCCATGCTTGCCGCGATGCCGTTCACATGCGCATGGATATAGGCTTTAGCGGACAGGATGGCCGATACGACCGACAAGCCTTGCGAGACGCTGCCCCCGTCACTGTTTATAAGGATATGGATAGTATCGGCATCCTTGTCCAACTCGGCAATGTCGTAGGCCATCCGGTTCCCGTCCACGTCACGGCCTATCACGCCGTACATCCGTATGGACGCTTCACGCTTTTCCTTGTTTTCTATAAGTTCATAAGCCATTTTCTTTTTGCGTTACAGATTGATTCCGAAAGCGAAGTAAAGGGTGAAAGAAACGCGTTGCAAATAAAGTCCCAAGGGTAGCAATAAAGATTGCAAGGCTTGAATCTTTTCTTTTACGGAAAGATTCAAGCCGTCACCTTTGCATCATAAAAACACGTGACATGGACGACAAATACATTGCCTACATATTGTTCAAGGAAGGAGTTTCCGGACAAGAGATAGCCCGGATCATGAAGCGGTCCGAACAGACCGTTTCACGGTGGAAAAAGGACGGGGATTGGGAACGGAAAGCCACCGAGGATTTGATGGCCATGCAGACGATACACGAGGACATCCGTGATTTGGTCCGCTACCAGCTCCTCCAGCTGCGCAAACTGAAGGACCAGTACGTCAAATCGGAAGTGGATGGCGGAGAACCCCGGTTGATCGGCAAAGGCGACATAGACGGGGTACGGGATTTGTTCAACATGATAAAACCGAAGGAAACCGACTGGACGACATTGGTCAGGACCGTACGCTTGATCAACAAGTTCCTCAAAGACAACTATCCGACATTGGCACGCGATGCCGCGCCGGCTTTGAACGATTTCCTGAATGAACAGAGAGGAGGCGCCGCATGAGCCTGGAACGTCACCTGAGCCCAAAAGAACAGCGCGAATACAACGAATGGCTGGCCGAAATGCAGGAGACCGTCCGGTTGCAGCCGGCCGTCCAGGAAACCGAAACGCACAAGGCCAGGCGCATCGCCGGCCTGAAAAAGGACTTTACGAAGTTTTGCCGTTATTACTTCGAGGACTTTATGGATTCCGATTTCGGATGGTTCCACAAAAAAGGGGTAAAACTCATCGTTGAAAACGACAACATCGTGTTCGTTGGGGAATGGCCGCGCGAACATGCAAAATCCGTCGTCATGGACATATTCCTGCCAATGTACCTTAAGGCACTGGGAAAACTTACAGGCGTTGTCCTTTCTTCCGCCAACGAGGACAAGGCGGACGGATTGTTGGCCGACCTGCAGGAACAGCTGATGTTCAACGAACGTTATAAAGCCGATTACGGCCCCCAATACAAATCAGGCAAATGGGATACCGGGCATTTCGTCACGAATGACGGCATCGGTTTCTGGGCATTCGGACGCGGACAGTCCCCGCGTGGCGTCCGTGAAGCCGCGCTACGGCCGAACCTGATCATCGTGGACGACATAGACGATGCCGAAATCTGTAAAAATGAAAAACGCGTACAGGAGGCGACCGACTGGGTCCTGGGGGATTTATACGGCTGTGCCCCGACAAGGGGAAGCCGTCTTGTGGTCATCGGAAACCGCATCCACAAACGTAGCATCCTGGCGCACATCGTAGGGGATGTGGAAGAAGGCGACCCGAAAAAGGAAACGGTTACACATTTGAAGGTGTACGCCCTGGAAAATCCGCGCACACACGAAATGGACTTGTCCGAAAAAGGAGTCCCGGCATGGAAAGAAAGGTATACCAGGGAGCAGATACTGGTAAAAATGGAAAACATGGGGCGCCGTTTGGCCCTTCGGGAACTTTTCCACCAGCATATCGTTTTCGGGCGGGTATTCCGCGAAGAACACCTTCCCTGGGCGGACCTGCCGCCGATCCAGAACTGCGAAAGGCTGGTGACCTATTGCGACCCGTCGTATAAGGATACCAAGAAGAACGACTTTAAAGCCATTGTCCTGATCGGGAAGAACGGCAAGTACTTCGATATCTATAAAGTGTTTTGTCGCCAGTGCACGACGCCGGAGATGGTTCGGGGGCATTATGGCCTGGCGGAAGAAGTACCGGAAAACAAGTCCTGTCCCCATTGGATGGAGGCTAACTTCATTCAGGATATCCATCTCAAGAAATACGATGAAGAAGCGGAACTCCGCGGTTACGGCATTGCCATACGGGGCGACAAGCGCAAGAAACCGGAGAAGACGGAGCGCATCGAGGACCTTTCCGCCTATGCCGAACGCGGCCTGCTCCGCTTCAACCGGGCCGAAAAGCAGAGTCCGGACATGCAGGAGGTAAGGAACCAGTTCCTGGGATTCCCGGATGCCCCGCATGATGACGGTCCCGATGCCGTGGAGGGCGCCGTTTACAAGCTCAACAAGCCGGGTGTGAAGCAAGCCGGCAGGCTTAAGACTGCAAAATACAAACATAACAAATCAAGACGACCATGGTAGTGGATTATTTACAGACATGTGACTTCCTTGTTTTCATATCGGAAGCTTCACTGAAAAAACTCATTCGCGATGAAAATTGCAAGATTGTCAATGCGCAGACGATGGCTTACGGGTATATTTCCGAGAAGTTGTCCGGACGCTATCAAATAATGAAGGAGCTTTCGAAAGAGGGGGAAAGCCGGAACGCCTCGATGGTCCGCTGGATGACGGTCCTCACGGTTTATTACCTCTATCAGTCCGTACCGGATGAAAGCATCCCGGAAAGGGTGCGGCTCAATTACGAGGACGTGCTGAAAGAAATCGACAGGGTCGCATCCGGAAAGGACAACAGCACGCTCATTCCGGTTTTGGATCCTTCCGGCAAGCCCCGGACATCGTTCCGGTGGGTTTCCAACCCGAGGCGGAGTCATAATCCCTTTGGATGATCCGTGTTCGAACATCATATAAACACAATTTGAAATGGACATAAAAAAGATTACAAACAAGATAGCGGCCAGGTTCGGCTTAAGCCGGAAACGCAAGTCATCCCTCCTGAAACGCCAGGCCCCCTCGCGGGTGAAAATGGAAATGGACTGCCTGGTCAAGGCTGCCCTGGAGGCCCTTGACCAGGAAAATTCCGACCGGAACGGTCTGCTGGAGATTTATGGAAATGCATGGAAAGACAGCCAGGTCATCAGTGAACACGAAAAGGCTGAAGCATTCCTGATCACGGAACCTTTTGAAGTCTGCAAAAAGGGCAGTGATGCCGTGGACAAGGAACGGACCCTGCTTTTGGACCGTCCCTGGTTTACGCGTTTTTTGACCTTCGTGATGGACAGCGAGTTCTGGGGATATCAGCTTATCGAATTCGGGGAACAGGATTCCGGAGGAGAGTTCAAGGACGTGAAAGTCTTTCCACGCGAGCATGTCCGGCCTTTCGAGAAAATAATCACGATAAACCCCTGGGATCGTGACGGCATATCTTATGAGGGGCATGAAACGGAGTTTTTCCTTTTGCCCGTAGGGGATCCGGAGGAGCTTGGAAAACTGGAATCCATCAGCCGGGAAGTCATATGGAAGACTTATGCCCGATCGGACTGGTCGGAATACAACGAGAGGTTCGGGAAACCCTTTATCACCTATGAGACGGATACAGACAATGAAGAAGAGCGTGAGAAAGCGATGGAGATGGCCGTCCGGTTCGGAAGCGACCTGGTGGGAGTCGTCGGAAGCGATGAAAAACTGACCGTTACGGCCGTTGCCAGCAAAGAGAGCAGCGACAATTACAAGAACCTTGCCGACTTCTGTGACGACCAGATCGCCAAGATGATGAACGGGCAGACCGGAACCAGCAAGAACGGGCAGTGGACCGGGACGGCGGAAGTGCATGAACGGATCCTTACGGAGTTTACCAAGGCACGCATGAAACGCATCCAGGATCTCATCAACTACCGCCTTTTCCCTTTCCTTGTGGCATACGGCTACAAGCTGGACGGATACGAGTTCCGGTTCTATGGCTTGAAAGACAAGAAGGAGAACACGGTGGACAACAAAAGTTATGACGAACCGGATCCGGCCAAACGGAATGAACCGGACGCATGTCGGACGATCGGTTTTTTCGGGAAAGCCCGGGAAGTGAAGGGATAGGCTTCTCCGGGCTTGTCGGCCGCTTGTATGATTGCGGTTGTCCGGCATGCGCATCTAATCGGAAACGGGTTTCCATGGATTTCTGCTTGGACGAATCAGTCAGGAATGCCGTCCTGAAACGCATATATGAAAAGTTCGACGTCCGGGATGATATTGATCCGGACCTGTTCGAACATACCCGGAGGCATCTTGATGAAGCGGTAGAGAGCGGCTTGGGCGCGGAAATAAGCATCGGTGACCCGGATCCGGAATTCCTTCGTGAATTGAAAAGGAACAATGCCGTATTCGCGGCATTCAAGGCGCATCGGGAGCAGAATGACCTGGCTGCCCTTCTGACTGACGATGAAGGGAATTTGAGAAGCTATGACAGTTTCAGGAAAGCATCCGAGGCCATAATCGGCCAGTATAACGCGGATTGGCTGCACACGGAATACGTCACGGCTGTTTCCGCGGCACGGACGGCAGCCCGTTTCCGGCTGTATATGCGCGATGCCGGGCTGTTTCCGAACCTTCGCTGGTTACCCAGCTCTGCCGCGGAACCCAGGATTTCACACCGGGCATATTATGGGAACGTCCGGGCACTGACGGATCCTTGGTGGCGGACCCATTATCCGGGTTGCGTATGGAATTGCCAGTGCGACATGGAAAACACGGATGACCCGATTACCCACATCGGGGACCGCCCCGTGGTTCCGGGAGAAAAGCCGACACGGGACGGGACCACACCCGCTTCTCCCGGGTTGGACCGCAATCCGGCCTATACGGGTAGCATCTTCACGGATAACCATCCTTATGTGACGGAAGCTTACGAAGGGGCGGACAAAGCGGTGGAACGGTTGATGGAAAAAGAAGACAGGTATGAAACGGTACCCACCGAAAGAGGACGGCTTCGCATCCATGAAGGGCATGGGAAGGGGGAAAGGGAGGAGAACATACGGGTGGCATCCTACTTTACCGACAAGTACGGATACCATATCGATCTGCTGGATAATCCGGACAGCGTGAAATCGGCGGACAGTTTTAACCGGACGTTGGGATACGAGGAAGAATACAAGGTCAGCCGGACACCTTCCGCCAATTCCATCGACCGGTTGCTCCGGGACGCGAGGAAACAGGCTGACCATATCGTGCTGTGGGTAGATTCAAACATCTCCGTTGAAGATTTGAGCGCGGCTTTACGTTCAAGGGTACGGCGGTCGGAAAACATACAAACCGTTACGATTGTGATTGATGGCAAAGATGTCAGGTTGGAACGGGCCGATATCCTTTCGGAAGGCTTTAAAATACGACTGGCAGACTTGAAATAATCAAACCTGCCAGAAGGGGGCTCACGGCCTTTCGGCTTAGAACCGTTACAAATATACAACAGATTAATGACATGCAAAATACCGACATACAAAAATATTTTGACCGCCGCCTGAAGAGATGCCAGGATTGGGCAAGAAAATCATTGCCTGTGATGGTGGGGCGTGAAGCCGTGTCCCATTTCAAAGAGAATTTCAACCAGGAAGGGTTCGTCGACAACGGTTTGAATAAATGGAAAGACGTAAAACGCCGTGATCCTTCCAGCCGGTGGTACGGCTTTGAATACAAAGGGCAAAAACGTGTTTCCTACCGTTTCAAACGGGATAAGAGAACTGGCAAGACCTATAGGGCAAAACAGCAGAAGAAGCTCAATTTCAGCAGAGCCGCGACAATCCGTAAGATACTCTCCGGCAGTACCGGCGAGCTAAAAAGGAGCATCAGGTATATTCCCGGATCCGGAAAGGTCTCGATAACATCCGACAAGCCGTATGCTTATGTGCAGAATTACGGGGGACCGATAAGGATATTCGGGAAAAAGACCGTGATGCTCCCGCCCAGGCAGTTTATCGGGGACAGCAAGAAACTGTCCGGCAAAGTGGAAAAGGTTATAGTCAAGGGTTTGGACAAAATTTTAAATCAGTGAGAATTATGTATTACAGTTTGTATAAAGATATCAAAGGGCTGATAGCCGAAAAGTTCGGCATCCTGCTCGATCCCCAAACGGGCATTGTTTCCGATGCTTCGAACAGCCGCCTTAAGGACATACAATGGTTCAATAACCAATACGAAGGGGTGATCCATACAAGCCCTGTCGTTCTGGTGGAGTTCGCAGCCTTGGATATCACTCCGGAGACGAAACAGACGGCTTCATGCCCGATAAATATCCGCCTGCATGTCGTTTCCGAGACGAGGGACGAATCGGACGGGGATGTCCGGGACGGGGACGTCCTATGGCATGAGAAATTGGCTCATGACGTGCTGGATGCCGTAAAAGGCTACAGGCTGGATTTTGAAGAAGGCGAGACACAACCTTTGAGGCCTGTGTCCTGGGAACATTACCATAAATACAACGGCTGGATGGTTACGCTTGTTGGATTAAAAACCAAAGGTTAGCTGGCGCTTGTCCTCGGGCTTCTTTTTCCCGTGTTTCAGCTCCTGTTTGGCAGGATATGATATCCAACGGTTGAACGTGCTGTAGGAGATCAAGTACGTGTCACGGATGATATGCTCGTACACATATAGCTGCGAGACACCTTTCTTCTTTTCCGCAAGGACAATGTCTTGTACGCGTATCATCTTCAATAATGTGTTTCTATTATTGTAGGCCATGGACAAAATCAATCTGTTTTACAAAGATAGCTTAATAACCAACATCTTACAAAAAAAGAGGCACAAACATCAATATGCGTGCCTCTTTCTCTTTTAATTCCCATGCCGGAAAGCCGTTCCCGGACAATGTTTTATGCATTTCAGGGAGCGCCCCGTCACTCTTGGGAGAGTTCACAATGTCACTCTGGTTCCGATGGGCGACTTTACGGGGTTATTCGATTATTTCGTGATATGAATTATTTGAATACAAAAGCAGCTACCAGAATACCAAATAGGGCAATGGAGGTTAACCACCCAGCAACAGCCCAGCGAAAAGCAGTGCGGACTTCCTTATCTTTTTTCTCAATTGCGTCCTCACATGCTAATTTGATATCAATCATTTCACAGATTTCTTCAAACGTTTCCTGTGCCCAAAGTTTAGTCTTTAATGCAACTGATTCCATTTGAGGTGTAAGGTCCTCCCATGCAGAAACTCGGATGTGCTCATGCATTCGATAATTATCTCCGCAAGAAAATCGCAAATCCATTTTGATTGAAGGAATCCTTTCTTCCAGTAACCTTCTTGCTTTCAGTTCTGCTTTTTTATCTATATCATCCTCATTCAATGACGCCATTTTAATGAGGTCCTGATAGTCATCTGTATTAATCAGAACTATATTTTCTACCTGTGTGTCCATAGTTTATTCCTTTTTGCGTATCTTTGTTCTGGTGATCCATGCGTGACGGATGTATTCAATAATATAATCTTAAAAATTATGCTATTAGAATATATCACAGAATGGATAAACGAACATCCATTATTAATCGAGTATATCCTAAACCCTTGTTTAGGAGTATTGTATAGTGAAGCCTGGGGCTGTCTTAAACAACAGTATAGTAACTACAAAGCTCGTCGTTATCAAAACGCATTGGATAAAAAGACTGCGTGACATTACCTTTAAAAGTAACAGTCTTTTTAGGACGCTCCAGGGCGTCCTTTTCTTTTCTCACTTATATTTAGTTATGAGCCATACGGTAGATATTCAACCACCGTATGCCAATATTTATTTCTTCATTAAGTCAATGCGCTCTTTCAATGTGAGAAGGTAGTCGTGCATCTGTATTTTTTGCTGCTCCATTAAAGCAACCTGATTTTCACCGGCTATTTCAACAGCATCTTTTCGGCCAAGAAACAGGACTAACTTATTATGTTTGTCCATCAACTCATTATATTCGATATACATACGATCAAGAGGTGTATCAGCTACATGGTATGCCTTTTCAAACACATCTTTAGGACTCCAGCTATCATATCCGTCTTCATAACGGATATGATAGCCGGGCTTATCAAAATCTTCTGCATAGATTCCTTCTCTAAGCAAGTGTTTCCCAAACGCATCACCTTTTGTCATAGGTTCAGCTTCAATCTGTTTTGTTCCAATGTACTTTTTCATATTAATATGGATTTTACAAAGCCCGTCCAAGGCTATTTAATTCATTTCTTTTTAGTTTTTAGTTTCATAGTAGTTGCAATAGCCATCATCGTGTATTTTCATATTCATCAAGGGGATCAATACACATTCCGAGTCATCGCAAATGTCACAACGGTAATATTTACAATTTTCACACCTGGGTGATTCCTCTGTATACCCCATTCTTCTTAAGAGCTCAACCTGTAATTCGGGGCCGGTAAGTTTTAATCTTTCTTCCATATCAACTGTTTCCTTTCTTTTTAGTTATTAGTCAAATAATCTATTATTAATAAAATCTCATATGCTATTCGCGGGTCTATGGCATTTCCGAGGGCGTGAGTTCTGTCCATCTAATCGGGTATCCCATAAACCACTCCATCCAGCTCGGAGTAATATCGGATGGAGTGAAACCAGCTCTCAAAATATGGGCAGTCAGGTAATTGTTTTTTCGTTTGTCGGAATGCTTCAAAATGCTCTCCTTGCGTAGCTTTATCCTTCTGGCTTCGGATGCTGTCAAGGCAGGCAATAATCCAAACTCGCTTCCTTTCCTGAAAAGAGTCTTTACCCGCAGCTGGAATAACAAACGGTTGTACTTCGTAACCTTCACTTTCCAGATCAGTGCACACTTGCTCGAAGACCAATCCGTCTGCGTTACTAATAAGTCCGAGAACATTTTCAGCAATGACCCAGGTTGGCCTACATTCTCGTATAACTCGATACATTTGCGGCCATAAAAAGCGCGGGTCTTCTGCACCTTGTTGTGGTCCTGCATTGCTGAACGGCTGGCAAGGAAATCCTCCGGCCACAACGTCAACATGACCGGAGAATTTTGTTGCGTCAATCTCATTGATGTTTCCATATTTTGGGATATTTGGAAATCGTTGATTAAGAACCTGAATACAATACTTGTCTATTTCTGACTGAAACAGGATGTTCCAATCAAGTGTTTCGGCTGCTAAATCAAAACCACCGATACCTGTAAATAGACTAATCATGTTTATCTGATGTCCCATTCCATTGTAATTATTTCTATAATTCATGAATCATAATCAGCATTCCATTCAACCGTAATGGTCGCTTTTACTTTTCCTGTACCGTCGCAGAAATCACAGGGGGCGAAGGCATATTCGTTGCGACCTGTTTTATCCAAGAAACCGCCTTGGGCGTTACAACGGGGACAGGGGATGTTACGGACGTAATTCGTTTCAGTCCTTGTCCCGTGCCGGGTAGGTTTGATGTCCAATGTATATTTTAATTCGCTCATCGTTTGTATTGTTTTAATGTTACATCTTTACAGCTGATCCAAACCAATCCGTTTTTGTCTTCGACGGCTATTTCGCGGCTTCGGAAGTCTACCGATACGATATCGGTCTGGATATTGTCAATGGCGATCCTCATTCCAGACCGCCATTCTATAGAGTCAAATTCAACTGGAGTCATAATTATTCATTTTTAAAATAAGGAAGGCTCTTTCGATTCTTTCAAGTATTCCAAGATGATATAATCCAGTTGTTGGGTTTTCCAATTGATGCCGGGTCGCCCCTTATACAGGTTCCTGATCAATCGTCGGCATCCATCCGGCTGCAAGCCGGTATCAAGTTTCGCCATCGGGAGGTTGATGCGGTCCAGGGTGATGGTGACGGCATGCATAACCTTTGCGTTGCCTTTCCATACCCCTTTCAAGTAGACCTGCTTGATCGAACCGACGGCATTCTTCACCGGGTGATGCAGGCGGAACGTTGTGAAGCACTGGCAGTTCAGTTTGCCATTGTAGTTTTCTTCAAATTCCAATCGTTCATCCATGATTTTGTAATATTTACCAATTTGTCGTTTACATTTGAAACAATAGACCATCCACTTGCTTGAAGTTCTCACCACCCGGCAGGCTGTGTAACGAAAGCCGCATGGACAGACATATATCCAATATCCGGGGGTGAGAGTGGTGCTTTTTACCCGTTTCAGAGCCGGTTGAATGATGGCTCGAGCTTCTTCCATACGCCGAGGTCGGTTTTCTCGTAGAAGTAGAAGTTGGTGGCCGTACCTTCCACCAGGTGTGATTCCTTGAACAGGTTCATGATGGCGGTGTATTCCGGATCACCGAACTGTTCTTCCAGCTCGTAGAGTTTTGAGATGGATTTGTAATCGAGGTCACCGTACTTGTTGCGCTCCAACAGCGTCATGGCGAGCTGGTACATCGGGTTGTCCTGTCCATCATCCTTGCCTTCGATCCATTGCTGCAGGAATTCAATCAGACGCGAAGCGGCGACATCGGCACGTTCGTCGAAGCGTTTCACCTTGTAGTTCTTCACCTCAATACGGAAGTTCCCCTCCTGGATGGAAAAGCTCAGCTGACCTTCGTGGCGTAGTTGACCGTATTCGGCGAGTACCTGGCGAAATGTCCCGATCTCGTCCACGCAGAAGGCATGAAGCCCTTTTACCTCATTGCAAACGGAGCGCACCTTGTTCTCCACTTTTTGTACAAGTTCGGCTCGGATACCTTCGTAAGCGGCACGCTTGTTCAATGCCGCACGTCGTTCTTCTTCTCTCTTTTTAACCAACAAGGCTTCCAATTCCTTGCTGGACAGTTTACTTAAATCTTCCATTTTTCTGTTGTTTTCGAGTGTTACACGTCTGTTTATTCTGTTGTTGTTCGTATCTCTCATATTCGTTACGCAGGCCGGCAAGCGATTGTTCCAGCCGGTCGATCTCCTCTTCCCATTCCTGAAGCAGGCGGCGTTGCGCCTCCATGTCCCGGGTAGGCCGGGTGAGCAGCATATCGATTAAGAAATCCCGTTCGCCTTTCAGGAAATCCTGCCGTCGACGGATCTGCCGCCCACGCTGCTCGATCTCTTTCAGTTTGTCCTTTATCGGAATGTAACCCATGACTCCTTAGTTTTTGCCGACAGGGTGATCCAGTTCGGGGTTACCCTCTATGCCTACACTGTTGCGCTTACAATAGAGGTTGTAGATGGCTGTCAGTTTGTCGTCCGGTATTGCGTTGAAGTTACCGCAGTTGGCTGCCCGGCAGGCGATGCCTTTCACGTACATCAACTTGTGTTGGTCGTCACGAAACTTGTAGCCCAATTTGTCGACCCACTGGCAGATAGCGGCGATCACCCGTTTGGCAGACCGGTCGCGCCGCTCCTCATAAGCCATCTGTTTCTTTTCCCCTTTGGGCTTCATCGCATCGATCATCCGACTGTACTCCGACGGATAGTTCTCGTACATCTCGCTGAGCGAGGTGGTGCGTCCACCGCTATACTCATGTACCAATCCCTCCTTGATCACCTCTTTGTAACGGGGATTGTAGTTTGAGACCTCTTTCAGTAGCGTCCAGAACAAAGCGTGAGAGGGGGCACGTTTCTTGGTTTGTTTCTTCGTTGTTGCCATACTCTTATAATTGTTAATTGTCTATTGTCAACTATCAACTGTTTTGTCTCCATATATCAGTGCCGCGGTCTCTTCGTCAATGTCGATGCGTCCTCCTTTCCCGTCCCCGCGGATGGTAGCGAACGCCGCTAACCCTTTTATGTGGAAAATGGCGTAAGCCATTTGTTTGGCGCGTACGGCGGGTGATCCCTGCGGTTCACCTTTGTCATCCTCATGGGCCAGGAAGATGAAGAGCGTACGGGGAAAATCACGTATTAGGGCGATGATGTCTTCCGCCTTGATATCGGTATAGACCGTCAGGTTGTCGATGAAAATGATTCGCTCGCATTTGCGGTTCTCCTTCATCTCCTGCCTGATGTCAGCGATAGATACAAACGGCCAGCTGTGGAAATTGCGGTCACGATCGGTGATACCCGCACGGTTAACGGCTTTTGTATAGCTGCTACCTGTGCCCTCCTCGGCACTGATATACAATACCGGTTCGATCTTCGCCAGCGACTTGGCCAGCTTCAAGGCAAAGGTGGATTTTCCATTCTTCTCCTTGCCGTAGATGATCCAGCAACCGGTGCGCTCTTGATCACCCAGAATCCGTTTCCATTCGCCTAAGAAAGGCATGTACTTGAAGCGTTGCGCGTTCAGGTTGGATACTGATAATCGTCTCATTATATCATTCTTCGTTTAGGATCAACAATGTCTCGGCACGGCGCAGACCGGTTTCCGCCTCCTGACTATCGGTGGCGAGACATTGGTTGACAATCTTGTTGATTTTATGTTTATCCTTGATGTTGACCGATAAGACAGTACCGATCAGGTTGCGGAAGAACAACTCACGTTCGCCCGGTTCGTCGGGAACGATATGGTTGTATTTCGAGGAGAAGCGTGAGAACAGCTCCTTATAAGACTGTTTACGCGAGGTGCCCTTGCCTTTCTGGAGCTTCGTACGCAGCCCGTCGGATCCCATCAGGTACCAGCCACAACAGTCCTGCGTGCCGTTCCAGAACTCGTGCAGAAGGAGTAGCGAGGAGTAGGACAATGCCCCGGCCTCGTCAATGATCACGATTGGATGGGGCAGGATATTCAGGATATACTTGGCCGATTCCTTGACCTCTTCCAGCGTACCGTCCAGCTCGCCGCCTACCGCCCGAGCGATGGCACGGATCAGGCTGCGCTCCTGGCGACATTGTGTGGCGTCGATGTAGAAGCAGTTCTTCAACGTGCGTGAGAGGTAGCGTGCGGAGTAGGTCTTGCCGATGGCGCATTCATCGACAAACATCATCGATTTGGAGAACTCTTTGCAGAAGACGATATCCTCCTCGATCATGGTGAACACGTCGGTACGCGCCATGTTCCATTTCCGCTCGCTGAGCGACACACCTAAGTTCCGACCCAGCTCCAACCATTTGCCGGGATTGATTTTCCTCTCGACCTTTCCCTTCTTGATCTCGCTGTACACGCTCTTGTTGATGCCGTATTTCTTGGCAAAACCGGAATCGCTGCCGTCGTATCTCTCTCGGGCTTCCCGGAGGGCTTCGAGCACTTTCTTTTTAAATTCGTCTGTCAGTTCTATCATTTCTTTATTATGCTTTATATGTTTCCTTTAAATTCTATTTATCAAGGGTGTCGCGAACGACCTTCGATTGCTGTTCGAACCGGGTTTGAAATCCACTACGACCGGTTCTTTTTCCGGCCCGTCGTCATTCAGGATCTCGACCTCTTCCACCTCTTCCGGTTCATAGCGGGTCAGGCCCGGCATCCGGAAGTCGTCGGCAATGGCGGGGGTGCGGTGATCAAGCACGGCGACCTTCTCGATCTCGTGGTAGCGGCGCCGGCTGTATCCTTCGAGCGTATTGCGATAGCGGGCGAAAAGCTCGCGGTTGCGCTTCTGCTCCTCGGTCTCGCCGATCTTCGTGCGGGAGGTGACGGGCTGTTCCACCAGCTCGCACACCACGCGCCCCATGCCACTCAGACTGCACACCGCCCCCAGGCATTCACCGTCGTTGCCGTCAAGCCAGTAGATGTCGACCGACTTCCCGGCCAGCACCTGCATGAAGCCGATCAGCTTCTCACCCGTGGCGATCTCGCCTTCATCGGCCAGAAGGAAGACCGACTTGCGGAACCGTACCTGGCCCGCCATGCTGACTGTGCTCTTCGTCACGAAGCCGAGAGAAGGCAGAAGGGCGCGGTACGGGATGGGGCGGCGATTGGCAGGGTGCTGATGGCTTATGAAGTATTTCCAGCGGCTTTCATTCTCCTTGCTGATGGTGCAAGGCATATTGTTCCAGGTCTCGATGTCGCGCAAGCCCTGTTCCACCAATTTGTCGTAGGGCACAATCTTTGTCTTTTGCGCGCTTGCCTGGTTAGACTCGCTCCGGGCAAAGGGACGGGCAATCCAGTCAGCATGCTTTTTCTCCAACCCGTAGCGCATTTGCTTCCAGTAAGCCTCGCACCGCTTGGCGCGGGCGTTGTTGGCTTCGATGCGCGCCCGGTTGAAAACAGCCCCTTCACGTAGGAACGTGTCGCGGTAGTCGGCATTCAGGTTACTCTCGCACTCGATCTCTGCCGGGAGCGGCAGCCCCCATTCAGCGTAATTGCGCACCATCTGGCGGTAGAACTCCAGGATAATTCCTTTTTTGTCCGTCCCGTGCACCCAGACCGTGATCGCCTCGCTGCCCAGGTCGACACCGAGATAGAACCACATGCGTTTGCCATCGGCATACTCGAACGGGGGCTGGCGGTCGTCCACGGAGATCACCTCCCCGGCATAGTCGGGATGTTTCAGCTTTTCGGAGGGAACGAAAGCGGCAAGTCGCAACTGGCGGTTGCCGGTACGTTTGCGCGAGGTGGCGGAAGAGCTTCCCCAAGAACCCAGGAACTGCGTGATGGCACGGTCGGACACCAGGCGGAACTCCTTCGGATCGTACACTTCGCCGGTCTCACGGTTGATCACCTCCACGTAACCGGAGATGAAGCCTGCCAACTGGCGGCTGACCTCCGCCCGTGTGGGCTTGAACTCCTGGTGGGCATACATGCTTTCCAAGAGGTCGTAAGTCTGCTCGTAGGATTTGCCACGGTTATTGTTGTTGTAGCCTTTCAGCAGGGAACCGTAACCCTCCGCCTCGAAGCGTTCCATTTTGCGTTTTAGCGAGAGCGGGTTGGAGGGCAGGTTGAACGGGGGCAGGTTGTAGCTTTTGCGCACGGCTTGGAAGTTGTCAAGCGCGACGGCCAATACCTTATAGGTGTTCTTGAAAGACATGTTCCTTTTGATACATTCTTCATAATGGGCGGCACGCCATCGGAAAGCGGCACGGAGCACGCTGGCATCCAGCACGTACTCGCGTTGCCGCTCGATATTGAGGTTGCCGTACCTGCCAGGACGTACGCTGCTGAAGAAGGCTACCGCCTCGGCATCCTCCCAGAAATACTTTTCCATCGAGCAGTCCTTCCGGCGTGGGTCGCCTAATTGCCCCTGCCACTCTTCGGGCAGGCTGTCGAAGACAATCAGCACTTCGTTGCCTCTTCCTTTCCCTTGACGGGCACGGCGAAGGCCAAAGGCTTTCTTCTCATCTCGTGCGAGTTTCTTCCGCAAGGCCTCCCACGAGGGGAAGAACTCCGGAACCAACTCGTCCTTCGTCACCACCAATATGTTATTCCATTCGTGAGGCATGTTGTTTTTTACTTCTTTAGAATTTCACTTTTGTTCCCGGAAGCGGATTCGAACCGCTGACCATATCGCCTGAATTACCAGTTCCGAGTGTTCTGCCTGACTGAACTATCCGGGATACCACCCTCGTACCGCGGGCCGCGTACCGAACCTAAACCAATCTTAATTGAAACCTAACCCCTGATTGTTATCCTTGTCGCTGCCACCAAGCAGCCGTACCATCCATTCCTCGAAGCGGTCCGCTTTCTCGTAGCATTCCCTTTCGTTTGCGATCAGAGCAAAACTGAAGGCAAACCATACCATGCAAAGCAATGCACCAGCCATATACCTGCCGTTATCCATCGTTCCCGCCCCGGCAAAAAGAAACAACCAACTCAGTACCCATCCGTAAAGAATCACTTTCGCTTTCATGTCATTTGTCCTCCGCCAGTTGTCCTTTTGCCATTAGCTTTGTCTCTATCACCAACGCCGGGTCGGTCAGGGCCATCCATCCAAAACGTTTTGCGAGCAGCCTGTCCAAAACCGCCCAGTTTTCCAGGCTGGCACAATCGTTATAGTTATACCATTGGTTTTCGCCCGTCTCCGGATCCATCCCTATGATACCCCAAAACTCTTTGCCGGCTGCCCCAATGCAAACCTTACACTCGCCTTTGGCGATTACCACCCGGAATACAGGCCGTTCATCGTCCTTCTTTCCGGTATACACCAACATCTTGAAGTTTACCTCATATTCAGAATCCATGTCAAATGGTGCTTGGCATAATGCCTTGTAGTCGATTCTTTTTGTCTTTGTTTCCATCATTTTTAATTCTCAATTTTCAATTTCTTTAGCTCCCGCCCCGGTCTCGCCCCGGTAATTGCAAGTCGTTGGCTTTCTTGGCGGGAATAAACCTGCTTACCTCGGTTTACCTCTCAGGGGTTCATTCCGGAACTTACTCCAGCAATCCTCAATAGTCTTGATCCGCTTTTCGCTTCGCAGGGTCATTAATATCTGCATGGCCTTGTCTATATCTTCCACCATGTTGTTCACCGTGATGGAAATCGTATTGCTGTCTATTGTAGCTGTCATGTCTGTTTGATTTAAAAGGTTAATTACTCCGCATCCTCTTCATCCCACTGGATACACATCTGCTCATGCACCGGTACAGGCTCCGAGTAAACAGTATTGTGTTTCCGGTTATTCTTCGCCTCGTCGGTTATCTCACGAACGACCCGGGCACTGACCGCCGTCCCGGCATATACCTTGCGAACGTGCGAGATGCCCACGCCCATAGCTGCCGCCACATCCTCCAGCTCATCCTGGCTGATATAAGGTTTCACACGCTGCTTCCACTCCTCGAAGAATGGGCGGTACTTCGGAAGTGGCAGGCGTTTGCGTTGTTGCTGCTCCCGCATGCACTCCGCCTCGCCCTCGATCCGGTACTGGCCGGTCTGGCGGATTTTGGGGAGGACTTCGTTGGTTACCCATTTGCGAAAGGCACGGGCATTGGGTTTGCGGGACTGGAAAATCAGGTTGTAGAGACCGGATTCGTTGATAAACCACATTTCACGACCTTGACCTGATACGAATACTATTCGTGCCAGCTTTTCGTCATCGTCTAAGCGCTTGACTGTGTTACTTACTTCTGACAGCTCCAATGCCGTACAAACATCTTTGGCGATAAACCATGGCTGGTTGCTGATCTCTTCCATACGGATGTTCACATTCGACTCTTCGTTGTAAAATACTTGCAGATTTGTTTCCATTTTCAATCTTGTTTTAAAAGTGATTAAATGATTGTTACCTCCTTATAAGGGTTCTCTACCTCTTTTTTCTCGATATTGATCGTCAGGTCATACATTCGCCCACCATGATTTAAAGCGTAGGTACGGATCAACTTAGCCGTAGGGCTGTTTGTATTGAACTGCAAGGCTTCGACTATCGTCCGCATAGTTACTTTCAACTTTGTCTGGATTTCGACTTTAACCTCTTTGTCAACTTCAATGATTTTCTTTTTTTCTTCCATATCTATTTAATGTTTGAAGATTGTCGTATCTTTAGAGCGTCTTTCCATTGGAAGACCTTGCAAATATGGTTGATAATTTTCAACCGTGCAAATAAAACAGAGATAATTTTCAACTAAAATGAAGACAATTTTACAGCGCATAGAACAAATAGCTATAAATGAGGGGATAAAAATCACCACATTTGAAAAAAGTATTGGTGCAAGTAAGGGAGTATTATCCAGGGCTATTAATAACGGAACCGATATTCAATCAAAATGGCTTCAGTCTATTGTTGAAAATTATCCCCAATATTCAGAAGCATGGCTCCTTACTGGCCGTGGCTCTATGCTAAAAGAAGAGCCAAAACCTTCTCAAGGGGATTGTAAACCTTCAGTATATGCAAATACCGATCTTGTTCGTATCCCAGTTGTCGATATCTCTGTTGCCGCCGGATTAGGATTCTGCAATACGGATTATATAGAGGAAGTGGAGTCTATTTCTATGCCTTCTTCCATGGTAAAAGACGGCAAGCAGCATCTCTGTGTGCGGGTAAAAGGGTATAGTATGGTTCCTTCTATCCTTGATGGAGGTTATCTGATCATTCGCAAGATTGAACGCTCTGAATGGGAAGGCATACGTGATAATTATGTATATGTGGTAAGCGATACGGAGGGGCGTTCGTATGTCAAACGTCTTAAGAATCGGTTGCGTCAGCATGGCTTTATCGTTTGCATGTCCGACAACGCGGATAAACAGAACTATCCCAACTTCAACTTGTACGAAGAAGAATTGAATACTATCTGGTATGCTGAATGGTACTTCAGCGCCAAGATACCCAATATTCAAGAGGTCTATTATCGCAAACAAGGTGAACTGGAAGATCGCTTGGATGAACTGACCGCCCAGTTCATCCAATTTCAAAAGGCTTTAAATAGTAGTTTTAAGGGATAAGGATTTTAATAACCGGCGGAGCCAATAAAATAATAGAAGTTATGCCAGTTTTCTCGGCTTCACTAAAAATAAATGATGCAATATTCTTATTAATCAAAAGCCTTTCATCTTTTGTTATATACCATCTTCCGTTATTATCTTGTTCCATATCATCAATATTTTCATCAAATTTACTTACTTAATTGTGACCAAA